GTATTAGCTAATAAATATGAAACAGGAAAGTTTGATTTCGATTTATTAGATATGGAGTTCCTTACCTTGTGTGCAGAGTCTAATATAGATTCGGCAGATGTTAAAGTAGAAAAGGAAAGGAAACTATTAAGAAACTTTGGCGAAGTAATTGATACTAATTTTAAGTATAAAAACTTAGAGAAGTATCAAGAGAAAGTCGAAGTAAAATTTGAGGATATGCCAATACCTGTCATTGGTTATATTGACTTCAGATTTAAAGGCAAGATAGTAGATTTAAAAACAACTACAAGAATGCCAAGCAAACCTACTGAAGCACAAAGAAGACAGATGGCATTGTATTCTATGGCATATCCTAACAATAGTGTAGACTTATTTTTTGCTACACCTAAAGAGCATAAGAAGTTTACACTAAAAAATCTATCTGTATACGAAAAACAACTAAAAAAAGTAGCATTTAGTATACAGAAATTTTTGTCTATTAGTGATGATAGACATGAGTTAGCTTCTTTAGTATTTCCAAACTATGATTCATGGACTTGGAGTGATAAATTAAAAAGAGAAGCAAAGAAAATATGGAGAGATGAATAATGGAAAATATAAAAATAGATGACATGGCAGAAATGATTAAGGAAAAAGAGAAAGAACTCTTTGAACTTAAAAAAGAATATCGTGAACGTAGAACAGAAGGTTTACGTCATGCTATTGAACAAAAGAAAGAAGCTGAAAAGCTAGTGCGTGATGAAATGAAAGCACTTGGCTATGATTATGGCTCAAGCATTAGATGGTATAATTTCTAAATGTCTAGGGGGTATAGGAGTAGTTTAGAAGAGAGTATTGCCGAATATCTTACTGAACAAAAAGTAAAATTTAAGTATGAAACAGTTAAGATAGAGTGGGAAGACATCTACTATCGAAAGTATACCCCTGACTTTATACTACCAAATGGTATAATAATAGAAACTAAAGGTGAATTTAAACTTGCAGATAGAAAAAAACATTTCCACATAAAAGCACAACACCCTGATTTAGATATTAGATTTGTTTTTTCAAATAGTAAAACAAAAATATATAAAGATGCTAAATCTAACTATGCAGATTGGTGCACAAAAAATGGATTTATTTTTTCTGACAAATGTATACCTGAAGATTGGTTAAAAGAAAAGAAAAAGAATATTATAATTGATAGCTTTATAGCATACAAAGGAACAAAGAAAGAATGAATACAAAAATTAAACCTGAAGATTTTATAATACAAGTTAGACCATTTATAGACCCAAAAACTAAGAATTGGAATGGTATAATAACTTTAAATATTATTTCTTCTGATAAAACACCACTAAATAAAAAAGATGAAAATGATATTTGGTATATTTGTCAGATGATGTGTAGTGTAATACCACTTACAGAAGAAAATCCAGAGTTTAATGATCTTTTAGATACATTTTTACGAAAAACAGATAAAGATTTTGGTAATCAGGACAACAAAAAAGATAAAAAAAGATTGACAAATATAGAAAGAGATGGTAACATCATCAGACTTAATTTTAAAACAGAGGAGAATGCTAAATGAATGCATCAATAAAAGACATGATAGATTTTCAAACAGATGTGCCTAAAGATATGGTAAATCACCCACCACATTATAATCAAAAGAATGTTGAGTGTATTGATGCTATTGAGTCTGCAACAGATAGTGGATTTGAATATTATCTG